GCGCCGATCAGGCCGTAACGGTTGCCACCGTTGAACTTGACCGAAACGTTTTCGAAGAGCGGCTTGGCGCCGAACTGCATCGTGATGTTAGCTGTAGAGATCAATTACCTTACCTTTCAATAGCTTAGGTTGCGCTTATTTGAGCTGGGACCAATTTGGGACCAATTTGGAGCTTATCCAGTTCACTCCAATCTGAGCTTGAGTTGATCCATCGCGCATAAGTAGACAGCAACATCTGCACGCTATGGCCGAGTTGCTGGGAAATGAATGCGGGGTTCATGCCAGACATAATGCATATTGTCGCATAGGTGTGACGACAGTTGTATGGCGGTCTGTGTCGCAGTCCCAGGGCTTTCAGGGCCGGCTTCCATTGCTTGTGAAGGTCAGACGTCTGTCTCACATACTCGCTGTTCTTTGATGGCGGAAATATGAAAGGGGTTTCCAGGATCTTTCCGGCCCCTTTTTTCCGACGTTCTGCATACTTTTTGGCGAACTCCAAGGCGTGCAATGCTCGCTCGTTGAGCAGAACAAAGCGATCGCCCCCAGTTTTTGTGCGCTCCACCACTTCCCCCAAGGCAATCCCGCGACAGACGTGGGCAGTCCTTTTCTCCATGTTTACTGCATCCCACCGCAAGGCCAGGGCCTCAGATAGACGTAGGCCCGTGAAAAACACAAACTCGAAGAATGCCGCGTAGATGGTGCTGGGCCAGTATTCGTGCTGGTACATCTTCTCGATGATGGCGTTGGCTTCCTCCAGGCTGAAGGGGTCAATCTCTTTTCTGCTTCGTTTTGGAAGCTCAAGTGGGGCTGCTGGGTTCTTCGCCAGGAGTTCTTCTGATACTGCTGATTTGAGGATTGTCGAAAGCTTGACCAGGGCATTGCGCTTTACTGCCGGCGACGACCACTTGATGCTGGCCATCGTGCGGCGCAGGAGGGTGGTGGTGATTAGATCGATCCGAACCAGCGCTAGGGTCGGCATCCAGTACAGGTTCAGGGCTCCCTTGTACCCGAGCTTTGTCCCACCGACAATTTCGCGGCTGTCCAGCCAGAGTTGGGCATACTCGCCAAAATTGATTTTCCCGCCAGCGAAGTTGATAGAGCCAGGGAACAGCTCGGCGTACTTGTCGTCGTCGAGCAACCCCAGTTTGATTAGGCTGTTTACCTGATCACTAATCTGTGCGGCTGATTTGATGCCTTTCTGTGTCGCGGGGTAGGGGAGCGTTTCACTGCGCCTGCTGCCGTTCCACATAAAACGGAGGCGGATGGAGCCGTGGTGGATGTCCATTCCTGCGGGCATACCCACTGACTTTCGAGCCATTCGTGATATCTCCTGATGCTGTAGAGGATCCTGCTGCCGTGCTTGTTCCAAACTCCGAGGGGAATTTGGTTTCGAGCACGCTTTGAGCGCAAGGCTGCGATGGTGGTGCCGAGAAGTTCGGCCATCTTTGCCTCGGGCACCTTGTCGCCCATGATGCTGTCGTCCAGCTGTTCGGCTGCTGCCATGATGTTTGCTCCATGCCACGCCAGGTGGCAGAAGGTGGGATCAGATGATTGCAGTCAGCGTCTGACTGCCGTCTGCGTGAGTGGTGGTCATGTGCAGTGCGGATCGTCTGGGCGGCCTGATGATGTTCAGTGCCTGGACAAACTTCTCGTCAGACACATCGTCAGTACCCGGCAGGATGGTTGTGCAGTAGAGCGTTTCATCGTCCTCGTCCTGTAGCTGAGCAGAGAGCAACAGCGCGATGTTGTACTCTTTGCAGATGTTGATGATCTGGTGAACCAGAGGGCTGATTTGTTCGTCATACACGTTTTCTTTGGTCATGACTGATCCTTTGCCGCTATAGCGGCTGACTTTGAAGGGGGAGGGAGTTGTAGATTGGTGGAGTACAGATGTTCTCCTATCGGGCGATTCGTTCCATGGCAGCTCGGGCCTGCCAGGCTTCCCACATATGTTGCTGTTTGGGCGGGCTGTATTCGGCCGCCCACACGCCATCTATGGCTTTCCCCGGCTAAATCGGAAGATAGTGGCTAATTGGTGCATCTGAATGTTATAGGCTAGATTGGAAGCGCTTTGACCTATCAATAAGGAGATCAGATGGACCATTTTACTCAGCGCGTAGTCTTGGTCGGCAGGGTAATGCCGGATACCGTAACTTTGTTAGGTACAGGTTTTTTTGTCGGCACGGACGGACTGCTAGTTACTTCTCGGCACGTTGTTGGTAATGATACTAATGGAATAGTGATCATTGAGCCGCATATTAACTCGTTTAATGCATACCAAGACGTTAGTGATAGATCGTGTATGTCTATAACCGCCACGGTGGTAGACGTCAATCCAATTGCTGATATTGTATTGATAAAGGTTGATGCAGAGGTGCAGGGAGTTCTAGAGCTTGGCTCACTAGATGAGGTAAATGTCGGCGAGACACTGGATATCGTGGGTTTTCCACATTGCGTAGATGGTCGCAGGGTTCTTACTTATCAATCTGCTACGGTCGGGGCTAAAGTTCTATTGGAATCCAGTTCGGTAAAAATCAAGCACGCAGTAATAAATTCGCAGACGCGACCGGGGCAGTCGGGATCTATGGTCTTCAGTAAGCGGTTGAATAAAGTTGTCGGCATACTGTCTGGTACTTATATTCCGCAAGGGGGAGGAAGCGTTATGATGATGGGGATAAATCCGGCTGAACTTAATCAGACAAGTCATATTTTGTCTGCGGAGTATATAAGGGAGATGATTTGATGAACTCTGCAGTATTTGCTTTTAGTGGTGAAGACATACTGGACTCCCTTAAGCCATATCAAAAAAGTCTAGTAGCTGAATTACTTGTTGACCATGATGAAGAAACCGCGGCTAAAATTTGGCTGTCCTCAACTGGACCATTGGATCTGCGTAAATTTGGAGGATTGCCAGAGTCTGGCGGCGACGCCTTCTATCAACGATTTCGAGCGGAATTTCGCGCGTACGTTTGTGGAAGTGAGCGTTACAACGAAGAACGCAATGAGTTGTTGAAAATTGCGAAGCCAATGGCCAACTATGTGGTCGCCACCATTAGTGCAGCTGTAGCATCGACTCTGGGAATTGCCGTAGGTCTGGTGGTTCCTGCTGTGGCCCTTTTGCTTAAGGTGGTAGGCAAGCTGGGGTTGAATGCGTGGTGTGAGATCGATGCTTAAAGTTCTCGACGTCGTGTTTGCCTGGAGCTAGGTCTGCTAAATGATGGAGGCACATACAAGCTCGTTTCAGCCTCTAACGCCGCCTCAGCCAGGCGGCGTTTTCGTTTTGAGAGTGGAAGGCGCTATCGGGTCAGGCCCGGTGGACCTTGAAGGAGAATAAGCTGCCGATGTCGAGTAACTCGCTGGGATGGAGTGCCTCAGCACCTCGACAACGCTCCGATTGGTGATCTCCTACCAGTCCCAGCTCCGAACCAGCACTTGGTAGCGCTTCAGGGGAAGCTTATCGGTCATCTCGCCGTACTGCATTTCCCAAGTCGGGTGGCCGGTAGATCCAGCCATGTCTGTCGTCGGCGCTGGCGCACCTGGTTGCTGATGCGTCTCACGGCGGCCCCGGGAACTTGATGCTGTTCTCGCGGGCGATGAGCCTGGCGCGCTTGGTTTCCATGCCCATCTCTTTCGCTGCTTCGATCACGGTCTTGCCGGTGTCGGCCAGCACCTTCAGTCGCGGCGCGAGCTTGTGGCGCTCGATCTTCAGCTTGTTACTGTGGGAGCTGCCGAACATCAACTCCCGTTCACCGCTGACGCCCGGGGCGATATCCTGCACCTTCTTGCTGGCGCCGAAGTAGTGATCCAGCTGCTGGTTCACGTTCGCGATAAGCGAGTCACGTGGGTTTGGCATTGGTACGCCGATCATTTTCCCCAGCCCTCGATGTTCACGGTAGCCCCATTGGCTCGTGCTTCCAACACCTGGGCCAGGTTGATCGCCGCTTTCCAGGTGAAGCGGAAGCCCTTCACCTTTCCGGTCGTGCGCTCGATGACGTGATAGGCGTTCTCGCCCTTGCTGACGACCTGGTAGCGAACCGGGTTAGCCGGCGCATCTTTACCG